AAAGAAGTGTGGATTTTTACCATTCATAGATGGCGCACTTGCCATTTTCAATTTTTTTATAACTGAATTTAATGATGAAACTTCGCCTCGATTACGAGCAATAAACTTCCAATTGAATGCATGTGCCCTAAATTGAGGAGAATCATATAACTGTGCCATATATGGATTTCTTGCAATTCCTGCACCTGCAATAGCACCTTTGATAAATTGTCCTGCAGCCGCACCTGCCAATGCTCCTGCGGCAGTGCCAAGGCCGCCAAAGCCTTTAAGTGCGCCACCCACGGCAGCACCTGCTACTGTAGTAGCACCTTCTTCTGCACCCTGTATGCCATAATATTGAACGAATCTCGCAAGTGAGCCGCCCACACTAGAAAAACTCTGTGATTTTATTTTTTCCATTGTACTGTTGAACATACCCTCCACACTCTGACCGGGAATCTTTGCACCCATTTCAGCACCAGCCATACCTGCAAGTCCTATGCCTTCAGCATTCCAAGTTTGTCCGTATTGTGTTCCTAAGTTTGCAGGTAAAGGTAAGAAAATATAACCCTGTGTCTCATCTTTAGCGAAATCATTTTTTTGAGTTAAATTATGTTTAGCAATGCGAATAGCCATCCAATGGTCTAACATACCTAAATCCGATGGAAAGGATTCAACATTTTTTGCACTAGCATTAGTATTGGAATCTAAGGCCTTCTCCAATTCATCTTGTGTTGCACGACCTTCGGACGTATTTACACCAAAATCGCCATCTGCACCGTCTGTTCCCAAAAATGATTTGGTTGTCATTCTTATAAATATCCTATAAATGAGTTATTCTTTATTCTATTATTTATAATGAAAACACTAAAAGGAAAATACACTCCTAAAAAACCTTCCAAATATAAAGGTGACCCTACTAACATAATCTATCGTTCTTCTTGGGAACTGAAATTTATGAAGTGGTGTGATTTACGTGAAGATGTTATCGAATGGGAGTCAGAAGAATTTTCAATTCCATACAAACACCCCCTCGATGGAAAATTTCACAGATACTATCCAGACTTCAAGATAAGAGTAAAAAATAAAAACGATATAATCGAAACATGGGTCATTGAGATTAAACCCAACAATCAAACGAAAGAACCAAAAAAACAAACTCGTATGACCAAGAGATATATCAATGAAGTAAGTCGATATGCCATCAACAAATACAAGTGGAACTATGCTGAAGAATGGTGTAAAGACCGAAATTACAAATTCGTCATCTTTACAGAAAAAGAATTAGCAATTTCAGTATAAATAGTAATATGGCAGTAAGTAAACGAAAAAGACCAGCACCTAAAAGAAACTACTCGACTTTCGAGCAGATACTTGAGAAAGGTGCAAAACGGGGATATGTCCCTGCAAAGACTCAAGTGGGTAGAGATTGGTTTAGAGATATAGCTAAATCAACTACAACGTCTGCAAGTAAATTGATGGCTAGTGAAAAATCAGCAATGGTAAGTAATATAGTATATGGAAAAATGTATGCATTTTTCTACGACCCAAAGCATAAACATAAAAAAACTTTGCCGTACTATGATAGATTTCCTCTGATTTTTCCAATCGGAGATGCAGACAAAGGTTTCTTAGGTATTAACCTTCATTATCTGCCATATGTATTAAGAGCAAAACTGATGGACGAGTTATATAGTTTAAGTACAAATAAAACATATAATGAAAAAACAAAATTAAGATTAAGTTATGATATATTGAATGGAGCAGCCAAATTTAAATATTTTAAACCGTGTATAAAACATTATTTAAATGCACACGTGCAAAGTAGATTTTTAGAAGTGAGTGCCGACAAATGGGACATAGCATTATTTCTACCAGTAGAAAAGTTTGCTAAGAAAGGAAAACAAGCAGTATGGTCAGACAGTAAAAGGATGGTTGGATAATGCATAATGAAGGCACACAAGTAATTGTAACATCATCAAGTTGGTATGACGGACCATTAATGTTATTAACGGTTCTATTTCCTATTATTCTTGCAAGTACAATTCTTGTAGGTATAATAGTTTTTCATAAAAGGTCTAATAGGTCTTTAGGAAATAAACCTATTTCATCACATAAGTTAATAAGAGAAACTATAATCGCAGGTGCTTTACTTGGTGGTTTATTTCAATGGTTGTTGCATGATGTTATTGTTGCTATAACTAAAATATCATTACCAGGTGATGTAGCATTAAAACTATTAATTCTATCAGCATGTGTAACAGGTCCTATTGGAATGATAAAGTATAATTTTCTTAGATGGTGGTCGAAATCAAGAAATCACAGAGGACTCTATCAGTTTCTATCTGTAAAACATATGCCAGATATTGACTATACTGATGATGATGTTTCAGATATGACCGTGAAGGGTTGGGAACCTGAAAAGAAAAAGAAGAAAAGGGATTATGAGTAATGACATTTAAACCAAATGAATTTACTGCTCAAATATCTAAAACTGGTGGTGTTGCACTAACAAGTGATTTTTGGGTAACAGTTGACCCACCTGCAGGATTACTTCATTTAGCAAATGAACCATTATCTTATAGAATAGATTCAATAAGTTTTCCTCCTAGGTCTGTAACAGAAATTAATTATTCTCTATATGGTCCACCAATGAAAATAGGTGCTACACTTAACTATGTACCTATAACAATGACTATTATTATGAGTCCAGATTTAAGAGAAAGAAATTTCTTTCTTGAATGGCAAGATTTGATAGGTGGTAGTCATAGAAAAGCTGTAGATAATAGTTCTACTGATAAAAGAAAAGAAGAATTTAATATTGGATTCTATGACGATTACGTTAGTAAACAAGGTGTAACAATAGAACAATATGATAGAAGTGTAGAAGATGGTGAAGAACCGAAAGTACTTTATAAAGCACATCTTATGGACGCATACCCATCTATGGTAGCAGAAAGCACAATGTCATGGCAAAGTACAGATGTACTTAGACAAAGTATTACTATAAGTTATCGTTATTTTACTGATGAATTTATAGGAAGACCTGTTGATGCTAATATATCAACAGGAGATAGTCTGTTCACTAGATTAAACAAATCAGGTGCTGGTGGTTTAATCAACATGGGAGCAGGTCGACTTGCAGAAAAAGTTGGAACAAAAGCGACTGCGGCCGCTATCTTTGCCGCTGGAAAACTTATGAAATAATTATATAATAGTGGAGATTAATTATGGCTTTACCCAAAATAGCAATACCTGAATTTGAGACTGTAGTACCATCTACGAAAGAAACAATAAAGTTTCGGCCGTTTTTGGTAAAAGAAGAAAAGATTCTTTACATGGCTCTTGAAGGCGGTGAGCAAAATGAAATTTATAATGCGACTACTAAGATATTAGAAAATTGTATCTTATCTGATTGTAACATTAAAAAACTTTCAGCGTTTGACGTTGAATACTTATTTCTACAACTGAGAGGTAAATCAGTAGGAGAAGTAATAACTCTTAAACTAAAGCATACAGATGAAGACTCAGCATGTGACCATGCAGAAGAAGTAGAGTTAAATGTTGATGATGTTAAAATGTCAGAAGACCCAAGACATAACAAGATAGTACAGTTAGATGAAAATCTTGGTATACAATTCAGATATCCTTCAATGGGCGATGTAATGAAAACAGGAGACCAGTCTAGTGAAAAGTTAAAATTAAAAGCTACTTTCGATATGCTTGCGACCTGTGTAGAAAATGTTTTTGATAAGGACAATGTTTATGATGATTTTACTCAAGAAGAAATTGTAGAGTTTATTGAAAATCTTTCTAAAACACAATTTGAAAAGGCTAGTGTTTTCTTTGAATCAATGCCAAAACTACAACATGAAATAAAATGGACTTGTTCAGAGTGTATGAAGGAAGAAACTATATTATTGGAGGGCCTACAAAGTTTTTTCGCGTATGTCTGAGTCATGATTCTCTGGTAAACTTATATTATACTAATTTTGCTTTTATGCAACATCATAAATATAGTTTAACAGAGTTAGAGAATATGATTCCTTTTGAAAGGGAAATATATTTACAAATGTTAATACAATATCTTAAAGATGAGGAAGAGAGGTTAAGTAAACAATAATGGCATTACCTAACAATCCAAAAACTGCTAGTCCAACTGGGGTTAATGAACCTACTATAGTTGATATCGCTGTGGACGGAGTTAATTATAATAAAAAAGGTCTTATGTATGAAATGATGGACAGCCAAGTAACTGTACTGAATGGTATATTGGATAGTGTAGTTGGAATCGGCAATAGTTTGGGTGAGATGTTAGAGATGATTAGGCAGAATATACAAGACCAAAAATTTCTTAAAGACCAACAAGGTGAGAAAAAAGATGCCGTTGATACGTCTTCTTCACAAAAACAAAAAGATAAATTGTTTGATTTTAAAGGTATGGATTTTGGTGAAGGATTTGGTTTACTAGGACTTGCAATTTTAGGTGCGTTTGCGTTGTGGGCTACTGAGACAGACAAGTGGGCTCGGGTACAAATTTTACCTGCGGTGTTAAAAGGACTTACTAAAGTTGTCTTGGCCCCTATACGCTGGCTAGGAACAAAGGTTGCGGCAAAACCACCAGCACCCCCGCCTCGGTGGCATGGGACACCCGCGAAACCAGCGATGCCTACCTCAAGAGCATGGAATACAAGATGGTTAGAGTTTACAAAAAAAACTAAAACGGCTTTTCTACCAATCTCAGAGTGGTTTAAAAACAGCAAATGGATAGAAGGTGTGAAAAATTGGGGTACAAAATTTAAAGCTGGTTTAGGTTCTCTCGGAACTTTTGTCAAAAAATTTCTATGGCCAGTATTTGCATTATTAGATTTCGTATCTGGATATTTAAAAGCTAGTGCTGATAAGGGCCCAGATGATGATAGAAGTACTGTGAGAAAGAAAATAGATGGAATAACGGCAGGTCTTCTAAAAATAGTAGAAGGCTTTATTGTACAAATGGCTGACCTTGTAGTATTGGTTATTCAACACGTTGCAAAATGGCTTGGTCTAGATTGGTTATCTGATATGTTAAAGAAATTTTTAGCAGGCGGTGGTTTCGTTGCATTATTTAGAAAAGGATTTAGTTTAGATATGTGGAAGGAGTTTGGGGAAAATCTGAAAAATCAGTGGAATGAATGGATGGCTGAAATAAAAGAATGGTTTCT